TCGTCCATCGCTACTCCGCCCAAGCCCATCATCGCTGCCACTTCGCCGTCATACAGGTACGTCCGGCACCACAGCGAGCCCTTGATCGAGGCCCGCAGCACCGCCCGCGGCCCTTTGCCTTGCGCCTGCAATTCCTCGATGTCGAGAAGACGAAGTGAGTCCGCGAGCGCGTCCATGTGCGCCATGGTGCAGGGCACGATCTGGATACGCGGGTCGGAAGGGAGAACATTGTGGCCGTGGTCGGCGGCGAGGTGGAGCATTTAGAAGAATTGGGTCACGAGAGGACCATCGTGGGATCGGTGCCGGATTCGGTCAACGTTACACTTCATTCCATTCGATCACAGAATTCCAGTGTATGCGCCTACTCATGCGACGAGCCTCCGTACCATAAGGATCGGCGACACAACCCCTCACATTCCAAATTTCGGCCTTGAGCCATTCGCGCATTCGATTGAATCGCTGCGCTGGCGTTTCCTCCCATGCACCCTCGTCATTCAAAAAAACAATCTCTCTCGCAAGCGCGTCCGCTATTCCAAAAACCGAGGCGACACGCGCACTATCTTCCGGGTCCAAGTCGTCCATTTCAAGGCCGCGCGCCTTACCAACCGCGCCAAGGGCACAGACGGCACCGCCCTTTTCAAGTTCGCCCGCCACAAGCTCGCGAGACGGTAGCGCGTCCAGTGCCGCCAACATTTCATTGAGGAAGGCGTATCCGCGAGCGCCGCGAAGCGCAGCAGTGACGGCACCGCGCCACCGGATATGCTGCCAGGAATCGACGAGATCATCGACATAACCGGAACGGCTCATCCTACCCCCTTACATCTCTTGGATCAATCGTAACGACACGAGCGCGAAAGCCGCCGCGCTTGGCGGCAGCCTCGATAATCAAATCATGCTGCTGGTCAGAGGGACCATTGCTGACCCACTTCGCTTTTCTTTCTCCAACTTGATCCAAGGCAGCCTCGACTTCATTCCACCGCATGATCGGTAAAACATCATTACAGAACGCTAGTGCAGCCTCTTCCGTCATAAAGGTCCACGGGAATTTCATGGCGCTTTTCACGTGAGTTACCGACCAGCATGGAAATTCATCGGGTCCGCAATAGACTTCGGTCAGATTCTGATGCACCAAAAATGGTCCCGACCGCCGTCCTGTGATCTTTCCACTACTTCCGTTTATCAGCAGTACTGTTGACGTTTCAAGCATCGCTATCCCCTTACATCGCTTGGGTCCGTCGTGTCACCCGCCAGCACATCGGGCACCAAGGCGAGAACTGAAAGAGGCAACGGCTTATCCTGTTGCACCGCCACCATCCCCGGAGCCCTCGGCGCTTCCCCTGCCACCGGCACCGTATCGTTCGGCGTCGGATTGTAAACATTCCAATCCCCCCGGATCGAAATATACCGATCCCCCGTGAACAACGGGGACGCCACCCCAAACGACGGCGACACCGGCAATTTCGATTTTACCGTGGTCATATTGGTCCAGGCATATTCCGCTTGGTTGGCCTGCTGCGACGCGATCGGCTGATCCTGTCCGATCGAGAACAACCCCGAGCCCTCGATGCGAGCCGTCACCCCCGGAATCTTGATCGCCTTGCCCTGCACCGTCTCGCCCCCGCCGCCCAATTCCGTGTGCATCGACTGCAACTGCGCGATGAAGCCGAGCCCCACTGTGACTGCCGACGCCGGTGCCGACAGATTGATCGCGCCATTCTCGACCACCTGCGGCGGGATCACCGAGCCGTCCGCGAGTCCCGTCACCGTCATGCCTTCGAGGTAATCTAATCCTCCGACGCTCGTGACTGGTGCCGCAATCGACCAGGAACCAGACACCGCGGGCACAGGCAGATTGTTCGGATCATTGGGGACGGTCTCGGTAATGGGCGCAAGGAAATTTGCCGTGACGATTGTCGAGGACGTGACGCCGGTGACGGTCGCCTTCCCTCCGCCCATCCGAATAACATTGCCAACATTCGCACCTGAAAACACTCCAGCCGAAGCCGTGAACGTCACACTCTTATCAAGCAACACCTGGGCCACGCAACCCGATCCCGTCGCATCCGTAAAGGAGATTTGCGGATTTTTATAATTGGCTCCCTCCGGGGCAATGGTGAATGCGGTAATTGAACCGGCAACCACCGTGACAGAATTAACAATCGCGCCTTCACCTTCACCTCCAGGATCGCTGATGATCCCCTGCACGGCGTTGCTGTAGTTCGAACCGCCGAGAAGGATGTTGCCGGGCAGGCAGCCGTTTGTTGGTGCAGCGCGCGAAGCAGTCAGCGTCGCGTTCGGTTGCGTCAGAGGAAGAGTAGCCCCTGCATCGACGCAATAGGTGGATTCAGGATCATTAGTCCACTGTCGATTGTCCATCCGTTCGAGGTAGTAAGCCCATTGTCCTTCGCCCGCGATATAGCGCTTGACAACGAAGTAAGGGGCGTCAACGGGCGGCTCCGTCGCAACGGCAACTGATTGGAAAAGTCCATTGGTATCGTGCCGCGTAATCCCAACAACTTCCTGCTCCTTCATGTACGTCATCGACAGCGCTTTGCCGTCGTTGCGCGTCATCCAGATCAGCTTATACGGCTGCCGCGCCAGCGCCCAACTTTCGATCTGATAATTCAGGAACAGGTGCGATGACAGGATCGAGATTTCCGTGCCGGCGTACATGTTGTTCCAGAAGTTATACTCCATGTCCTGGATCGAGGTGCCGACCTGTGGCACGTACAGAATGTGCCAGCTTATCCTGATCGGCTGTAGCGTCGCAGAGAATCCGTAGGATTCTTGGGGAGAGGCCGACTGTTGCGAAGGTGTGATGGGTGTACCAGCCCCACCCGTGCCACTCAACTGCCAAGCGTCCAAGCCAGTACCGACGATCAAACCTCCCGGCATCGGCACCATGCACTGAATGCCGTTCACCTGCTGCGCCCATGGATCCCCCGAAATGGCATCGCTGTCGATCGGCGGCGTACCCGCATCGAAATTCAGATACGATCCCGGCTGCGACATCTGATAGGTGTCGGGATCGTTGAGCGTCGCCGCATAGGCGCGCCGCTGCTGGAAGTAGGCCACGTCGCCGGGATATGTGCCGGACTCCGGCCCGACCACGAGATCGCCCGTCGCCGACCCGCCGCCCGTGACCGTGATCGTCAGCGTATCGGTCTTGGCGTAATCCTCGCCCGGATCGACGACAATCACCGCCGTCAGCGAACTCTCGATAATCGACGCTTGAAGAACCGCGCCCGACCCCGTCGAGGTGTTGATGGTAAATGTGGCGCCCGTCACCGTGCCGAGCGACACCAGATTGTTGATATAAAGAATCTGCCCGCGCGCGAACGGATTGAGCGCCATCGGCGGCACGGTCGTGTAGTCGGGGATGACGTTGTCGTCCGTCCACGACGTGGCACCGCCCGTCGAGCCTACATAGCCGAACAACTGGCCGCCAAACTGCCCGACGTTTGTCGCGTCCGGCGTCGTCTTATAGATATTGTAACCCGAAATCCCGTTCGGCGCATCGGCATCCGAAGGCGGATTCCACGTCACCACAATGGTGCCGAATGTCAGGTCAATATCGACGCTGTTGGTGGCAACGCCGATGTCGGAGACGACGGATTCATCGCCGGTCAGCGCGTCGATCGCCGTCACCACATAACCGTAAGCCACAGGCCCCGGCAGCGGCGGATTGGCGCCCGAACTCCACGGATTTGACGGAATGGCCGAAACCGGATTGGGCGGCCCGATGCTCGTCCCGATCGCCGGCGGTGCAATCGTCCAGTTGTTGGCCGCGTGCCGCGTCAATTCCTGCGGCGGATATTCCGTGTCGGTCTGAATGTTCACGCATGTCAAACTCATCACATCGGCCGACTGCGTGAATTTCAGATAGGGCAGATCGACCGCCGCGTAGGGCGTCGTCAGCGTGAAGATTCGAGCGGCGGTGCCCCCGGTCGTGTACGGATTAAAGAACGTCGTATCGAGCGGATTGCCGAACGTGTCGTTGAGCGTAACCGCAGAGCCAGCAACGCTCGCCACCACCGCCGTGATGGCGTTGAGCTGATACATCGAGGCCGCAGGAAAGCCCGAGAAGTAAATCCAGTCGCCGTCCGCAAAGTTGTTGCCGGGGATGGTGACGACGCCGGGATCAGCGTTGCTGACGCCGGTGACGGCGAAGGCGGTTTCGGTGACGTAGGCGCCGTTGGCGACGACCCGCATATATTGGTCGCCGAATTCCAGAATGTAATTTTGAAAGATCGAGAACGCGAAGCGGACGATGCGCGGCGGTGCGGCTGTTGCCGGTTGTTTGCATTGGCCAACAAAGGCCAAGCCCGCGCGCGAGGCAACGCCGCCCTGATAGCGAACAAAGACGTTTCGGGCGACACTGCAGCCACTTTGAAACTTATTAAGGTCTGTTCGACCCCAAAGTGCGGGGGCAAGCTCGCCGCTTGCAAATGACGGCTTGATTAGGGCGACCATGGATCAGAACGAAATGCCGCCAGGCAGACTTATCGGGGACCACCCATAAGTTAGGGGCGCGCCATTTTCGTACGCGGAAAAGTTGAAGCCACCAGACCGAAATCTTGCAGCCATCCAATCGGGCAACGAGTCATTAGAAGTAACTTCCTCATTGCCGTCAGAGATGCGCGCCGCTTCGATAAGCGTCTTGGCAACCGCCGCTCGTTCCTGGAGCAGAGAACTTTTCTGATTTAGCGGCCCGACAAAGTACGCACCCAGAACAGCGACAATAGCCTGCGTGAGTTGCGCATCCCACAAGTCGGGCTCGTTCGAAATATCGGCCGTGTAGATGAACTGTGCCGTGAACGCGTTTGTCAGAATGACTTTGACGCGGGCCGGGGGCACCTGCGTGTTCGTATCGAGTGCGATGACGAATGGCATGGCGACTGTGAGCCTCGCGAACGGCAGAACGGTCTGCGGCCCGGTGGTCAGCGGCGGCGATACTGCCGGCTGCGGCAGCGGCGTCGGCAGAATAAATCGGCCAGCAAGTGCATCAGCGGGCCAGCTATATTCATACAAAAACCCGAGCGGCGGAATTGGCAATGTGGTGCCGCTGACATTCGGCGGCGTACCCGCAGCAGCCTTCAGGAGCGTAAGCGGCGCCTGAAATCGACAGCAATTCCATTTTGCTGCGCGCAGAACTGCTTGCACCTGGGTGGTATAAAGTAGCGACGCCGCGTCTCCGAGCGGCGATCCGTCCGAGGGATTCACGCTGCTGCATTGTGCGCGCGAGCCCATCTGGCTCGCCGCTTGATTGACGATGTCAACGACCGCGACCATAGAAGTCGGTCAATCCTTCGCCGCATCATCGTTTTGATCGTCAGGCTTCCGCCCCAGCGCTTCCTCAAGCGTCGGCGCCTGATCCTCCTTCGATTCAACAAGGAACGGCCCAGGCGGCGGATCGAAGGTCACGATTGAATCTTTCTTCGCGGCCTCCTTCGCCGCATCATCGTCAGGCTTCCGCCCCAGCGCTTCCTCAAGCGTCGGCGCCTGATCCTCCTTCGATTCAACAAGGAACGGCCCAGGCGGCGGATCGAAGGTCACGATTGAATCTTTCTTCGCGGCCTCGTCCTGCCGCCGCTGCACTTCGTAAGCGCCGAAATGCAGCGTGCGCGGCACTTGGCGGTCGCGAATATCGTCGCCCTTACGATCGACGATGGTTTCTTCGGCCAGTGTGGGGCCTGCGGGATTGTTGCTCATGTGCTATCTGCTCCGTTCTTTTTAGACGCCGACGAGCGTGCCGAAGGAACGCTTGAAGCCAAGCGAGCCGCGGAGCGCGCTAAACATCACGTTTTGCACTTTTTGCGGATACCAGAAAGACCAAGGATCGGCCGCCCAAGCCAGAAGTGCGGGCATCGGCATAAACTTGACCGACATCATTGCCGCAGCGATGTAGGCGGCAGCGTAGTGACCGCTGCCGAAATCCTCGCCGATGCGCGGGGACGCACTTGACGCACCAAGCGTTGTGCTGGTCGTTGTTGCGGTGCTGAATATCTGGCCGGTGAGCAGGTTGGTCGCAACATGATTCACCTTCGATGAACTCAACACCGAGGTCGCGATAAAGTAGGGAATGCCCGTGGACAGAACATAGTTCGACGCTATCACGGCATTGTTGTAAAAGTACTGAAAATTACTGCTGCTCGGGGCTCTGCCAAACTGATTGAAATGTCCCGAGGCGTTGTTTGTCGAGATGACCGTGTTTGTATTGCCATCTCCGGCGCCGGCAAATTGAACGATCGCCGCCATGGTCAGCGCGGTTGGCGTCAGCATCGATTGACCACTGGTCTGTACCGGCTGCGTCGTCGCGTTGACGAGCCCGCAAGGACCCAGCGCGCCAAGCGTGGACTTGGTCGGCAGACTGGACGAGATGGCGGTAAAGCTTAAACCCGCAACGAGATCAACAAACGTACCGTTGGCGAGCCAAACCGCGGAAAACCCCAGGCCATTTGATAGGCCTGCGGCGGCCGGGTGCGTCAGATCAAGCCCAGGAAGTCCGCCGGGGTAAGCAAACGGATTGCGCCGGACAATGCGCGACGCGACGCTCATCAATTACCGTTGAGCTGCTGGTTATAGGTCCGATATTTGATCGTGCAGGCGGTCAAGTTGAAGCCGATGTTGTTCTGAATGCCCATGGCGAACGAGCCGGGCGGCAGGATGATGCCCTGCACGTAACCATAGACGCTTGTGGTGCTTCCAGCCGCCCGGATCGGCATGGTTGCGGCGGGAAACAGTCCAGGCGTGACGGCAGCAGGCGTTGTTGTCAGCGAATTGTCGCCGTAGGTCGAGCCATCTTCCATCAAGGGCATCAGCCACAGCGCGAAGTTTGCGCCAGCGGCTATCGTTGCAGATGAAAGCGTCGCAATAAGCGACACGTCCATGAGCTGATCGAGCGTCGTGCCGCCGTTGGCGACCACGACCGAAGATAGGACAGAATCCGTCGAGGCCAGTGTGCCGACCTCCGATCCAAACAAAGAGCCCCAGGTTAATCCCTGGCCGCGACCGCCGATCCATCCGGTATTGTTGGTCACCTTAGCTCCTTGTCACTTCGAGCGAGCAAGTGACCCGCGTGATCGTCGTTGCGCTGACGATGTCGTAGGCCAGAATGTCGCCGGCATTGATAGTCTTGGTCCAGCCGGTGAGCGTGGAATCCTGATAATCCTGCGCCGACGAGATTGTCGGAATATCGCTTGCCGTTATTGAGTTCCCTGACGATGGCGGAAAACTCGCATAAGCGACTTTCCAGATGTCCACCTCAACGGAGCCGGTTTGATCGGCCAGCAACGTCACGCGGTTGATGGTGCAGGCGAACGGAATTTCCAGATAGCCCTTGACGCCTGTCGTCAATGTCGAGCCGCCGCCATCGGCGATGAACTCGATGCCGGTGATAAGGCCGGTGCCGGTGCCGATCGAGCCGGTGGCTCCAGTAGCCCCGGTTGGGCCGGTCGGACCAGTGGGTCCGGTTACGCCCGTGGCACCCGTTGGGCCAGTCGGTCCTGTCGGGCCGGTGGCCCCGGCATTTCCGGGATTACCGTTATTGGTGGCGGTGACGTAACACAAGTCGCCGTTGGTAAACGATCCGCCGACCTCGATGCTCTCAAGCGTCAGCGTGTACACACCACCGGCGTTGCTGACATTGCTGGCGACGGCAGTAAGGACAGCGCCCCCGTTGCTGTCCAGGATCGTTACAGCCGGTGCATTGAAGAATACTTCGAAATTAATACCGGCGCCGGATTCGGCGGTGAGCGAAAAGACAAGTTGGGTGGCGGCGCCTAGAGTGGCGTTGTTGGCGCGAAACGCGCCCGAGGCGGGAGTGCCGCTCGTTGCCGAGCTGAACGTGTAAGCAACGGCGCTTGCGGGGCCGGTGACGCCGGTTGGGCCGGTCGGTCCCGTTGGCCCTGTAGGTCCGGTCGGGCCCGTGGGTCCAGTTGACCCCGTGGCACCTGGCGACCCAGCAGCGCCGGTATCGCCCGTCGGTCCTGTGGGTCCGGTTGGACCCGCTGGGCCGGTCGGCCCTGTCGTGCCGCCGCCGCCAGTGGCCGGATTGATAATTGTGCTCAAACCTGGATCACCCAGACGGTTCCGGCGAGCACCGCGGAGCCATTCGAGAGCGCGGCGTAGAGCCCATTGCCCGAACTCGTCGTGTACCAGGCGTTACCCGAGTCATCGAGCACGATCGAGCCGTTGGCGAGCAGATCGAAAGGTCCCGACTTGGCTACTCCGCCCGCGCCGGGATCGCCGTCGTAGACTGTGACCGTCGTGGCGGCGGAAACGGTGAGCGCCATCCGGTAGAGCCGCACGATCTTCGACGCGGCGGCGGCGACCAGATAACCGGAGCCGGTGTTGTTAACTGGAACATCGTCTTGCGGAGAGGGATTGCTGTACCCTCTGGTTGCCGTGACCATGCAAGTCTAGGCTTCCTGGGCGGCTTTGGCGATGCGGTCTTGGCGTTCGCGCAGGCGCTTTTCGCGTTCTGCAAGCTCGACCATGCGTGTGTTCAATTTCGCACGCACATCGGCAAGCTCCTGTTGCTCTGAAATCGCCTGCTTCTCCCATTGCGCCACTGCCGCGCGATGATTCTTCTGCTGGCTTGTCAGCGCATCAGTCTGCGCCGCAAGGTCGTTTTCCTTGGCCTTGAGCAGCGCGGCTTTCTGGTTCTGCTCCATCGCCGTGTTGCGGATGGCCTCATTCGCCTCGCGGGCGTGGGTTTCCTGGTCGGAAACTTTGCGAGCAAGCTCGGCTTCCTTCGCCGCAAGCGCTTCCTCGCGCTCATTGTGCTTGGCACCGAGGTCGGAAAGCTTGCTGGTCAGCGCGCGCGCCTCGGCCGCCGCCGCATCATGCTTTGCCGCTGCGGCTTGCAGGCTGTCCAGGACTTCCTTGGCCTTGTCTGGATTGCGGATGACTTCCAGCAGCGAAGAAAGATCGTTGACGGCGCGCGAGGCCGCCGAGCCGGGCATGGTCATGGAAACCTCTTATTGAGCGGCGATGACGGCAATGCGGTCGCCCGGCATGACGCCATAGATGCGCGGCCGGTCGGCTCCGATACGATGCTTCCCCGGATCGGCCTTGGGGTCCTTGCCAAAGGCGAGGCAGCAGGGATAATCGGCTTCGACCATGATGAGATCGGTGCGCAGGCTGAATGGCTTACTGGCGACCGAGGCGTCCTCGATGCCGAGGCTTTGCTCGGCGATGATCGCGGTCGTATGAATGGCCGTTCCGCCGATCAGGGCGCCGTTTGGAAATTCCGTGATGTAGAGCGTCGCCATCAGGCCGCTTCCTTCTTGCCGTAGCGGCCCTCGGCGCGATCTTCGGGGGACTTAGCCTCGTCCTCGTCGCCGCCTTCGGTCTGCATTTCAGTGCATTGAAGTTCGATGCGGCGCCCCATCTTGTCGGAGCTGACGCCCGTGACCTTGCCGGTGATGCAGAGATGGATTTCGTCGCCGATGTCGGGCATTTCCTCGATGCCGAGCTTTTCCAGCACTTCGTCGGTCAGGCAGATGCAGCATCCGGGCGGGTATTCGAGGCCGTCCGGCTTGGCGTCGATGAGGTCCTTCATCTTTTCTTCGTGCTTTTTCTTATCTTCTTCGGTGCGATGAAGCGACACCATCTTTGAGAAGTGGGAGGCCATGTTTGCTTGCTCCTGATAGTGCCGGTTTCAACCGATTTGCGGGGTGTATAGCGCCCCTCACGGGGACCGGCGCCTCACCGCATGGCATCGGCTGCGTGTGTGCCCTACCGACCGGCAACGGAACAGGGGAGAGGACGAGACGCCGGCAGAACTGTTAGGGGGTGCCGAGGTCGTGTTCCAGCGAACCGAGTTCGCCTTCGATTTCCAGAGCGAGCGTGTGGCAGCGATCAAGATAGCGCCGCAGCGTCGGCACCGGCTCGGGCGCGTTGCCTTTGCCACCTTCGAGCGGCTTGAGCGATGGGCCGTGCAGGGTGGTGGAGATTTTAGTGATGCGGGCGCGAATTTCAGCAAGCCGCTGGCAGAGGCCATCAATCGCTTGCATTGAAGTATTTTTCTCGGCTACTTCCGTTTGGTTCGACAGCGTTCCATAGCTCATGGTCGCTTCTCCTTTGTTGAACTGTTAAGAAGATTTGGGTCACGCGAGGGCCTTCGTGGGGTCAGCGCCGGATTCGGTCAACGATCCGCAGAGACTAAACCTCGACGGGACACGGCACCTGCGTGGTCTGATGATCCCAGATTTGCTCGAAGCCGAAATGCTGCAGCAGCGCATCATCCGCTTCAAGCCTGCGACGCACTGCATTCTTGCGAGGAAGCAACGGCACATCTGAGAGAGCATAATGATTCGGCGCAAGTCGTATTCTGCTGCGGAGAAACCACGTTCGTCCGACACGGACACGCCCCTCATCTTCTAAGAGAAGCGTAACCAGCTCACCGTCGGCCTTACGCTTAGCCACAAACGTACAGCACATCTGTCTCTCCCGCAACTTAGCGATGACCGAATCCGGTTCCCTGAATTAGCACCGCCCTCTCGTGAAATCGGGTAGCTTCCCTATCGCTGCTTTCAGGAAGCCTGGGCTGTTTGGCTGCTCCATGGAGCCCGCAGCGCAGCCCACAAAACTTACGGCTCCGTGCCGCCCTTCCCCTTATCCTCGGTCTTACCGAGCTTAGGTGCGTCGTCCTTTTTCATCGCGCCGCCGGTCTCGGATTCCTTCTCGGTCTTGCCAAGCTTGGGACCGCCCTCTTTGACTTCCTTCGGCGCGCCGCCGCCTTCGGGCTTCGTCTCCTGACTGGCCCAATGTTCCTCGATCTCCTTGCCGTGACGGCTTCCCATGTCCTTCATTTCTTTGGCATGGCGTTCATGGATCCCGGCCATCGTCGATCCGACTTCCGCCGAATGACGAGAGTGCATTTCTTTCATCTCTCGCCCGTGCCTTTCCGCAACCTCGCCGAACGCCGGGCCATGTCCCGGCTCCGGACCAGGGTCAGTTTTACCTAGCGCGCCTTCCGGCTTCTCAGTCGTCGGCGGCTTTCCGGCGGTCTCTTCCGCCTTCATCTTGGCGGCGCCCGTCGCCTTGGCGGACGTACCGCCGCCCTGCTTGTCGGGATGCACCGGGTTCTCGTAACGCTTGGATCGGTCAACAGCGGCTTGGGCCATTTATTGGTCTCCTGAATTTAGAAAAATTGGATCACGAGAGTATCTTCGTGGGATGCACGCCGGACTCGGTCAACGTTCCGCTGTTATTCGACGAGCTCTCCAGCGTAATCTTCAGACTGGCGAAGCGCGTCAATAACCTCGCTCGCGAGCACGGCGAGTTCCCGGAGCGGCCCATCGTCCCATTGCGCGCAATCCAGATCGCTCTCTCGAAACGCCTTGACCAACGCTTCGACCTCTGGATCGGGCAGCACCATTTACTGCGGTCCTGCGGGGCCCATAGCGGCCTGTGGTGCCATTGCGCCGGGACCTACGCCCCCCGGCGCGGGGGCTGCCCCTGGCTGCGCGCCAGGGTCAGGCTGCGCCATCAACTGCTGCGCATGAGCGGCCATCGCCTGATGGTTTTTCGCCTCGTCGGAATTGAGATAATCCGCAGCGTGCTCCTTCGTCCAGTCCTTGTGTGGGACGGACTTGTGCGACTTCTTGCTCTTGGACTTTCCGGCTTTGCCGTAGCGGCCGGATTCGCGGGCGGCGTTATCCATTTGCAGTCTCCAAAGAGCGCCCATCGGACAAGCCGCGCTCATAGCCTTTTTCTTCTTCGCGACGAAGCGCGACCTGATGCTCCGCGCTCATGCGATAGAACTGGCGATCGGCGTCGGTATCCTCGGCCGCAATGCGCGCCTTCAATTCGGACAATTCATTCTCAAGCGCGCGGATTTTACGAACAAGCGACGCTTCACCACTCGGCACCCTCATGATGCACGCGGGCTCGCTTTCACAAGAGAGTCCGAAATGCTGCCGCGCCTGATGCCAACCGGCGAGGTTTCCCTCAAACGCCTCACCGCAGTGGAAACACACCCAGCCGTGTTTTGGCGTCGGATAGGAACTATCCATTCATGGGTTCCTCGATGCGGGTATAGCCTTCCTCGAAGGCGTCCCTGGGCGACCAGCTTTCGTAATTATCGGCGTATCGGACGTAATAATCGCCAGTCTTTGGCGTCCCACGCGCGACCAGATGCGGCCCGACGCTGATAACACCGCCGCCTTGCAGATGCCAGCGCATCCCGGCACGGTCATAGGTGATGCTGACGATCTTGTCGGCGCGAACGGTCTTGTGGCATTTCCATTTGGGCAACACACCGGATATCTATTTGCTCCCGTAGCGGCGTTTGGCGCGTTCATCGCTTCCAATCGAAGGGTATTTACGATGGACGGCGGCGCGGACTTTGGCCTTTTCCTCTGCGCTTCCATGTTGAGCCACCCGCGCGAGTGCGTTACGCGCGTGATTTGGGTCGTTTATGGGATAGCTCCCCGATCCCTTGCCGCTGGGGCCTTCGCCTTTTCCTGGCAGCGCAAATTGCGACGACGGCATCTTCTTGCGCTTCCACGCCGACAGCTTGGCCATCTATGTCTTGCCTCCGTAACGGCGCTTCGCTTTTTCGTCGTTGCTCACGTGCGCGGGCAACTTGCCACCGGGATCGGCTTGGGTGAATTCCTCGGCGACGCTGTGCTTGATTCCGCGTTTCGCAGCTTCTTTTGGATTGTTCTTTGCCCACCAAAAAAGCTTGCGTTGGCTTTCCGAGACCGGAGGCATCACGCCGCCTCGTCCATGAAGGCTGGGCTGTTGTCGTTTGAGGATGGATCGAGGTCGCGGTTGAGCAGATAGTTCTGGATCAGCAGCGTCGAGGTGGTCAGCGCCACGCCGGCCTTATGTCCGGTATTCGCCGTGACAATGCTGCTGTCGCCGTTGTGGTAGTAGGGAGTGCCAGGAATGAGGGCGGCGCCTGCCTGATCGCTCAGGCCCGTGGCCGTTCCGCCAGGAAGTGTAATGGTCACGGCGTTGCCGGACGTGACGGCGGAGTTGGAGAAGCCGATCGGCGTTGACGAATTAATCAGCTCAAAATTGATGAGGCGTGCAAGCACATTCGAAGCGCCATCCACCAAGAGCGCGATGACCTGCGACGAACTCAACGGCGCAAATGCGTAACTGACGATACCCGGATGAGAGACGCTGGGCGAAACTATTCCAGTGCCATCGCCTTCATAGATGTTCCAGAAGCCGTCGGTCCAAATGAGGTTACTGCCAGCAGCAACTAACGACGGCCAGTTCGGTTGCCAGAACGAGGTTGTGATGGCCCCGAGCGGGTAGCTGCTGGCTCGCGAAGCGACTGAAAGCGCGGCGCCGGGAAGCGGAAACGGAGCGCCGAGTACAGGCGCGAGACTCGTCCCACTGATGGTGGCAATTGTTGGATGCGTTGCGCCCGCCAAAAACGCTACTTTGCTCGAACTGAGCACAGCAATATAGGGCGGACTGGACGCAAAAGCGGAATTGACAACTTCCTGGCTTCCGAAACTGATTGAATCTGCGGAGATCGACCCGACAGCCGCGAAGCATTCCTCTGTGCTATCGTTGTTTGAGCCGTTGGCGGCCCACGTTACGACAAAGCGCGAATCATCCAAGGCTGCTATGACCGGCCAAGGCGTCCCGATAGCGCTCGAACTCGTCACGGTCGCAACGCTGTTCGGTGTAAAATCCGTGCCGGAAATAGTGGCCGTGAAGGCGCTGACGAGATTGTTGGAGGAACTGTTGAAGTAAGCGATGACGACTTGCGTTGCGCTCATCGCCGCCATGGCGCCGTAGTCGGTGCCCGCCGACACGCCGGTGTTTGTTGGTGTGCCGAGCGATATTCCGCCGCTGAGAGTGCCGACCACGGCGTAAAGTTCTTGGCTCAGCGTATAGGTGAAAACGAACGACGTTTCGTTCAACGCGACGAAAGGCTGACCACCAATAACGGCACTTGCGGCTCCGCTAATCGCAACTGGCTCGGTGAGCGAAATGACACCAGCGGAAACGGAACCGCTTTGCAAGTAGGTTTCTGAGCCATTCTGATAAGCAAAGACGAAGGTTTGGCCATCTCCCATGCCGATGGCAGCTTGAATGTTTCCGAGGCCGCCAGAAGTGGATGGCGTTCCGACTTCGATCGAATGGCCCGACGCAACAAATGAAACAGCGCCCTGCTCATTCGGGTAAGCTCCCGCGTCCACACCGCCTGGATTCGGCTGGTAAGCTAAGAATGTCGAACCCCCTAACGGGATGACGCCAGGGTTGAGACCATATAAAGCCGGAATGGATGCGGTAGGGCCGTTGAACAATGTTGCCGTGCCCGCAATTTGCGGCGCCGGTCCCCACGTCTGTACCGCGTGGCCTGCCGCATTGATGCTGACCGAGGAGTGCGCGGCAATATCGGTATCGGCGGTGAGCGTGATGGTGTTGCCGCCGCCGCCCGCAAACGCCTTGATCGCATTCGCGGTCGTGAAGCAATTGACCGAGCACCCCGAAGGCGGCGCGTATTGCAGCACGAACTGCTCGGGGCCGGTGAGCGGGGAGATCGGGGTGGGCGCCGGCTGCGTGAGGACCGCGCTCGGGGCGAGTCCGAGCACCAGCGCGAGAAAGACGATGGGGAGAAGGAGCTTTTTCATTGGGTCGGCACCGTGCTCCAGAACACGGTGATTTTCATGGTGCCATCGCCGCCCGAATAGCCGCCGGTGCCTCCGGTCGCGCCCACGGCGTAATAGACCGGAAGATTGGCATAATCGGCAACCGGATTGGTGACATCATTGAGTTCGCTCAGACTGAAACAGAGTGATGATGCGCCAAGCGTCGGGCAGGAGGTGTCCCCGCCGTCGAGACCATTGCAGTTTGCGTAAGATACCGGGCTTGAGCAAGCCATCAGCCCCCCGAAGGCGCCGGAGCTCGCCGTGAACGCCGTGGTATTGAAAATCCACGCGTAAGTCACGGAATTCACGATTATGGCAGTGTTCGCCCCCTGGGCTGGGATGATCTGAACGGGGCTTGACGTGAAACCGGCGTTGGCGATCTGCGATGCCGACAGCAGAACCGTCGTCTGATGGACGAGGCCGAGGCCCTTGGCCGCCATATACGTCGCAAGCTGCGACGCCGTAATCTTGACGCCGCCCGATCCGGCATTCTGCACGTCATAGAACAGATCGCCGTCCGTGATCGTCGTTCCGGCCGAGAGACTCGACAGCTTGGACGAAGCCGCGAGCGCATAGCCGCAGGCGAGAACAAGGACAACGAGCGCCGCGCCAAGCCGCCTGAGCATCAACAGCCTCCTTCGAAGCACAAGTCGCTCGTGCCATCTTCCAGCAACAGACTGTCAGTGCCGTTTTCCAGAAGCATATTGCCAGCCAACTGCGGCGGCGGTGGCCCAATGACATGATTGTTGTTGACGCTGCCCCAGCGCCACACGTCGGCCGCACGGGCGACCACGGTCAGCGCCAGGATGGCGAACACGATCAGAACGGCGGCGCGGATCACCATTGTGCCCAATACAGTATTGCTTGCACCGCAACGCCCGCGCTGGTGTTGATGCACACGTCATTCGACACCGGCGCCGGAATGAGCCCCTGATAGACCGGCAGGTGGTCGATCAATCCGGTCTGCGCGGTGAACTGGAACGCGGGGGTAATCTTCGTTGTGCCGGTGCCGCAGGCGCCCCCCGTGCCATAAACGAAATCGACGTTGACCGTGCCGGACGCGAGCAAGGTAAAGCCACAGACGTAAATCTGTTTGGTCGCCACCCCGACCACAAGCCGCGTCGATCCATTGGTCGAAGCGTCATAGATCGCCGACTGATTGCAGGCGGTGAGCAGATCGGGATTGGGCGCGATGCCGCCTTGGGCGTGGGCCTTCGGCGCGAACGCCAGCACCAAGGCGATAATGCCGAACACAAGCGCGGCAACCGCCAAGTGCGCGCCAATCGAGATTGCGAATGCGCGAGCAAGTGAAATCCGTTGGCTCATTTGTTCTCTTGCTCCTTGAGCTTCGCCAGCACGATCTGCCGATCGAGCGACAGATCGGCCGCGTAAGGATCGCGCTTCAAAGCCGCGTCAATTTCCGTGAGCACGATGGCGTCCGGCAGCCCACCGGGCTCCAGCATGATCGCCATATCAGCGGCGACCCGCCGCAATCGCCACTCCAGCGGGAAGATTCTTGCCGCCCGATGCAGTTGGGTCATCGGCAATTGCTTGGGCCATGACCGGAACGCCTGGGCTTGGACTGCCTGCGCGGTCATCCAGCTCGTTGCGTACACGAGCGCCAACAGCACACAGATGGCCCGCCACGACGGCGAATAGAAACGCCGCCACCGGCTCATAAAGAGGAAAGCCAAATAGACCAGCAACAAGCAACGATCCCATCGTGTAGGCCGCAGGCTCGTCTGATCGGGCGCCATATAAGGCCGTGGCGATGAGCCATGCAAAGAGAACGACCCCAGGGATCCCAAGCTCAAAGGCAATCTCCAGAAAGTCGTTGTGGGCGTGCTCGGAATTGAGGTTGCGCGCGGCGAGGCGATGGCCTTTTTCCGGCACGGTGGCGCGATACTGGCCGATGCCGCGGCCAAAGAACGTCAAGCCGTCGTAGGTGTCGCGGTAGATGTCGAGGCGTTGGGCGCTGGCTTCGCGTGATTGCGGCGTCGTCATTGTGTAGGCAGCGCCCAGAATGGCGGCGCTGAAAACACATACGGCAACGATTTTGTCTCTTTTTTTCAAAGGCGACCACAGATGCAACGCCCACATCGAGGCGAGCCCAACAAAGCCGCCCCGCGACCCTGACAGCAGCATAGTGGCGAGCGCGGGGCCGACGGCGATCAGTGGCGGACATCGCCGCAGGGAGATCATGCCCAACGCGCTCGCCGCCACGGCGGCTGCCGCCTCACCGGCGAAATTCGGCTGGCCGAATGTGCCGCCGAGCGGGAACACCCCGCCAACCGAGAAGTAAACGCCGCAGCAGCGGACAGCCGCCATGTTGAGCATCGACGGGATGAACGCCAGCCCCGTCACGCTAAAGAATAGCCGCAAGTCCTTTTCAGCGCCGCCCAGCATGAAGGCGCCAGCCAGGATCGACAGCCACGCGAAACCTTGCAGGCCGTCGTCGATGACCGGAGCCCACAGCAGCGACAGGGCAGCCCAGGCCAGGAAACACAAGCCTACCCAATAGCCCTTGGTCATCTTGACCTTGGTGAAGCACAGCGCGAGCGCCACGGCGACCGCGAGGAACGACCATTTCGGGGCGGTGGCGTAGGAGCGGATGCCGGGGACCATGAGCAGGACGGCGATGGCCCCGATGGCTGGCAGCAGGAAGCGTTGTTTCACGAGAGGACCTTCGCGGAATTGGCGCCGGATTCGGTCAACGTAGGCCCCGGAATGAGTCTGGGTGACCGCACTGAGATTACGCCGGAATGCCGTTGAATGACCCAAATCCTTAAACTACTTCGGCGGAAACCCCAACGGCCCAATATTGGTCCGCACCCCATAAGTCCTCTGCCCACACTTCTCCACCGTCGCCTCGATCTTCGGATAGCCCCGGTCGATCCAGTATTCGCGAATCCGCGCTGCCGCCCGCTTTGCCCCAGAAGCCGTCGATCCGCTCGGTGCCGTGATCTTGTGCGTCCCAATAGAGACCAGGGGCACCTCGTCGGCTTCGCCGTTCGTCAGCGCATCAGCCTGCGCCCCCAACTCTGCCGCAATCTCCATGCGGCCAATCCGGCTAAGCCGCTCCGCCGTTCCAGGCCCCATCATGACCGGATTGGGAACCGACTGCCGCCGCAATGCCTTCACCTGCTTCTCAAGCACTCGTTTCCCCCGATGCTGCAATTGCCAGATCAGCGGCCCGACTTGAGTGACCGGCCGATTCACGACCGCCGCAATCTGCTTTATCGTCTGCCCTTGCTTCGCCAGATCATATACGATCCGGCTGAGCGAGCCTTCCGAAGGAATAACCTTGACTCGGAAGTGGAAAGAGCCGTCCAGCTACCCACTGAACGGCCCCCTGCCATTTCCGCTCCCGCACAACCTGGCCGGCTGCGGGAAACGGGCTACTGACTCCGGATTTTGAATCCGCTTATGCCCCACGTCAAGCCGGCCTCCACAAGGCGAAAGGAGGCCCGCCAATGGCGCGCCAAATTCTCTGTATCTTGACGATCAGTCGTACCCACCATGAGCACATCACCCAAGTTGGTGGTGCCTGGGGAACCATCTCACGGGAGGAATGTGCCCGCCAGATTCACAGTGGTCAAGAAACCTACTATGTGGTGGGAGGCAGATATCGTGCCGATGTTGAAGCGTATCAGCGGGGCGGTATCTGGTACATCAAGACGCAACCGGATGCTACGACAAAGGACAACCTTTTGAGCCTCCCGGATTGCAAGTGATTGAGTCGTAAGGTGACCTGAAAATCAGAGGGTCAGCCGCCCACACAAGCGCCTGTTGGGCCGAGTGCAAGCGGTCGAACTCCGGTCCCGGTGGAGTCTCAAGTAAGGCCGACCTAAGGCGGTCGGCCTCTCTTTCAGTGTAGCTCATAATAACCTCACATTTTTAAGTCAGCTAGCGATTGGTGGTCTGATCGCGTTTGCGATCTGGGTTTTCGTCGCACTGCCCCTGTATTACGGCCCATGCGACGATACAGCCTCCCAAAAGTGCTCCACTAAAGAAGAGAAAGATTATGGGTTTTGGGAAAAGGCACGATGCGATCCCACGACATATTTGACGCTGGTCGGATTTACTAGCGTTTTGGCAGTCTCGACTATCGGACTGTGGTGGGTCACTTGGCGCAGCGGCGTAAGAACCCGCCGAATCGGCGAAGCGCAGGTTAGGGCCTATGTTGATATTAATGCCGCAACGATTAATTTCATCGCGCCGCCCTTCATGCACCCACTCGTTGGAATAAACGCCTTCAATAGCGGTCAGTCGCCCGCACTCGATTTTATCTGGCAGGCAACGCTCCAGTATATCCCGGTGCCAGGACGCATCCGCCAAGGCGTAATGCCTCCCAATTGGCGGGATCAAATCGGCGTAAATATTCCAGCTGGACGCCGAGGTGCTGTCGGCGGAATGCTGGTTCCACACCTGTCTTTCCAAGAACTTGTTGTCGCCGTCGTGCCCGACGCGGATAACATCGTCATACGTCTGAAGATTGATTACAGATTCGCCGACGTCTTTGGCGAGGTTCACACCGAGGTTGCCTACTTCGCCGGTCTCGCCCGAAGGCGCACGATGCCCGGACATTGGACTGTCGAAGTCAGCCCCGTGGCTCCCATACGCGATTGGGACGACAATGTAGAAACCTAAAACGATTGTGATTGCCGAAAGCCTCCACATTTCAACCTGCCGGAAGAAATATGGAAGGTGGCCATTCCGGCTGCTTGTGGCGTTTGCGCCATAATACCGGAATAACCCAGCCATCGGCGTCGCGCGCAAGAGCCCTCCGCCCCACTCATCGCCCCATCAGAAGCAGTGGTAATACAGATCAGCGCTGGTCAGCGACCCAGAAATCACAAAATGCGCTGTGGTAATCGCCGATGTGTAAGCGGCAGATGCCGCCCCAGCAGCGTTTCCGGGTCCCAGCGTACAGGACAGCGGCGCCGCCGGCAGCGTCGCGGAGAACGACACCGTGCAGGTCGAAGTCGCCGCCGACCCGATCAGCACCTCGCCGGTGCGGTTGGTGCTGCCCGAGGCCAAGGTCCCATTCGTCCCTGTGCCGCAAGCCCCAGACGCAATCATCGGAGTGCCCGTGCCCTCGGTGGCGAAGTTCTGCACCGTCGAGAGCCCGATACCGGCCGACACCGTGTTGCTGATAATGTCCAGCACCTCGGACCCCGTAGGCGCTGTGATGACCTGGATACCAGGCGTAGGCTGCTGGGCCTTCGCCCAATGCTGGGCCAGCAGGGAATATCCCACACACAAAAGGAACGCCAAACCGCAGATGATCGCTTTACGGCTGTTTTGCATCTTGATCCGCCGCGATGCGGCGCTCCTGGTGAGAGGTTCGGTGTCCGGCCTGCAGGCGCCGCGTTGCCCACCGGATCACCACGACCGCGGCTTCCTGTGAAGCTAAACCGGTTGCTGGCTCAACGGCGGCGACTGCACCGACCCCTGCACATTCGCCGTAGGCTCCGCCGCCTGCCCGACCACCTTGGTCCGCACCGGACCTCGTTTCGGTGCCGGCGGACGCTGTGGCGTACCCTGATGCGTGATGTTCGTGTTCGCCATCAGCGGCACATTGCTGCGATCGACGGCGCGCGGTGGCGGCTGGAAGGCCGCATTGTCGCCGCGCCCGTCTCGCCGGGTATCGATCCCCTTCGACAGCAAGGTCGCAAACACCGCAGCCTGCACCTCGCTGCCCGAGGCCCCAGGCCCCATGTCGCGCATGATCCGCGCCGTGGCGTCGATCATCTCGGAAATGCTCGGCTGCCGCCCCGGCGCCGGAAGCGACCGCATGTAGGCATTATAGTTATCCTCGGCCGGCTTATTACGCGGGATCATGAATTCGTTCGGCACGATGTCGCCCCGCACGTCGGTGACGATCATGCCTTCCGGGTAATACACATCGTCCGGCGACACCCAAGGCTGCGCCAGTTCATAAACCGGCTGATCGTCGGCTTCGAGAATTCCGCCCGTCAGCGCCTTTTCAAGTTCGGCCTTTTGGTCCGACAGCACCGTGAAGCTTTTCGACAGCTCCCGGATTTGCTTCTGCATGGCGCGGAATTCTTGCGCCGATACTTCGATGGTGTCCGCCTTCTTGGTGGCAGGATCAGTCTGTGCTGCGGTGTCCTGGTCGGTCATGAAAGCACTCCTTTTGTGTGATCGTCCATCAGGTGAGCCGCCGTGTAAGCCATAGTCACCCATGGCTCGATCCGTCCATTTAGGTGCGGACCCGGCGAGACGGGCGGCTCGCCTCATGGCGCGGCCTCGGGTGACCCCACGGGTCAAGCCCGTGGGCAGGCTCATATCCGGTCTCAACTAAAAAGAGATGGCGGCAGCACCCGTCGAGGGATGGGGGGATGGTGGCAACAGATGCCGCCGCCGACGAAACCGCGACTTAGAAGGACCGGGGAGGAAAATCCAGTCGCGGTCTCGTTTTCTTAAAAACTCAGGCCTTACGGCCCAACCGTAAACCCACCGCCATAATTCCCGGTCGGGTTATCGTCACGAGTCTCAAGGAAACCCGCAAAGTTGATGGACCCCGTCGTGGCATTCGACCCCGCCACGACAAAGTTCAACTGCAGGAACCGCGGCAGCGACCCATTCGTCCCCGCCGCTGCAATCTTGCGGTGCGGAAAATACTCCTTCCACAACGCTGCATTCGCCGTCAAAAGCGCCGTGACGATGGTGCCGCTCTCCGAATACGTGGCCCACGTCAGGCCACCGTAGGTCGTGCCGCCATTGTCCACCGCGCCCTGGAACTGAATATTCAAGGACGTGAGCGTGGCAAACGCCGCCGACCCCGAGTAGATCGCCAGCGGCAGCTTTTCGGGACCAATACCCAGGTCCTCGCCGAAGTAGAGGTTCGTGGCATTGGCACCCCATACCAGGGGTAGAGCACTCGACGCCGTGTAGGCACCGCCGGTGGCGATAGCCGTGCCCGTCGCGAGGTCGAGGTAGTACGCACTCGGCGCCGTCGCCGTGATCGTCTGCGGTGCCGCGCTCTGTACGAACATGAGGTTGATGTCTGACTGAGCCATTGTGGCGTTCTCCTTAAGTCAGCGCCGATTCAGTGTTGATCAACTGATCAACAATCCTGATCGGGATGCCACGGAACTCCACGATGGGCTGACCGTCGTATTCCGTCGGCTTGAGCAACACGTTCTTGTCCCTAATGGCTTGTATGTCCAAGTATTGGCGGACAGTACGATTGCAGTACCAAGCGGGCCGAATAGCCGGAGCCGGCTGGTTCGGCGCATCGACCTTCATGATGCCCGAAATGCGCCGCCCCGAGGCCGGCAAGTGCACGACCATTTTCGACATGCCGGCGAACAGGTCGGGCGGGGTCGGACCCGCAAGGCCAGCCGTCGTCGTGTCGATGTTGGCGCCGCGCACCACATACTGCCAGTTTTTCAGGTGCAGGCCGGCCTTCCACATGAACATCGAGGTGTAAGCCTCGAATTCAAGCCGGTTGGCATCGAAGCCGGGGCGAATGTCGCCCTTGTCCTCAAACACCAGGCCTGCGCGCTGGCCTTTCGGGAAGATGCCATGGACCGTCTGTTCGCCCCAGCAGATCAGCCAGAGCGAGGTATTGGCAGAAGCCGTGCCGCCGAAGTTGAACACGTTGGCGGCGTTCTGGGCGTTCGCCAGCGAGATGGTGTTAAACCTGGGCGAGAGCCCGGTGAATTGCGCCTGCGTCACGGCGACGTTGCCATAGAAGTAGGTGCCGGCCATCTGCTGACTAAGCCCTTCGAGGTGGGCGTTGTCCTCGGAGAGCCGAAGTGCGGCGACGTTCCCTTCGAGGTCGGCTAGCGACCGATCGATTCTCGAATAGGCGAACAGTTCGCCGATGCCGTCCGTGACCTGCGCCACGTTCGACTTGGTGAAGGCGACGCCCTGGTACATGTTGCGCCAGGTGCCTTGGGGAAGGCCGGTGCGGACGGTGCCGACATGGCCCAAAGCCATGTTGCCTTCGCGGATCAGCATGTCATCGAAGATTTCGTTGCACTGCGCGAGCAGTTCTCCGATGTCGTCGATTGAGCCGTCAGGCCCGAAGTGTCGGGCCCAATCTGCGAGGTTCATGTAACTGATGGTCGTTACTCCGTGAGGCGCGCAATCAATGCGCGCACAGAGGATTGAGGTTTAAGGGTGAAGCCAGCGTTTCACGTGAAACGTGGCAGGAACGCTTAACGCGGTGCGGGCGTGGTCCCGTTGTAGCGGGCCATGCCGCGTTCTTGGCGGTTAGGCTGTCGTTGGCGGGGTTCGTGGGCAGGAATCATAGAGGCTTCCTTGCCCATCATCGCGCCGAACGTGTGCAGCAAAAGCGCCAGATTCACATCATTGCCCATGCCGGTCGCTCGAAGTCGGTCGCGTAGGGCCGATTGCTTCTCGGGGGGCAAGTATTGTTCGATGACGGTGGCGATGGTGCGCATGGCGGTATCGAACCGCGCGCCCCCCACGACCTCGTCGGATTTGAGTTCCGTCAGCCAGCCATTGGTCGTGGTGCGGAAGTTGTCCCAGGACTGTTCCTGCAGCCTTTGGGTAATTTTCGGGGTGATGTCGCGCAGTTCAGCAAGGTGCAGGTCAAGAAGTTTCTGGGCAACCTCCGGCTTGACCTTTTCGCCTTGCAGCGCGGTGCGCAGTTCCGTCAGCCGTTCCTGGTTGACCTGGTCGGGCTTGATGTCCTCGGGGAAGGCGAAGGCATACTCGATGGGCGCTTCTGCGGCGGGCGCGGGAGCGGCGTCTGCGGGCTTTGCAGCCTCACCTTCCTTCGGTTTTTCCGCAGGTTTTGCGGCGGGCGAAACTTCGGCGGGTTTGCCTTCGTCTTTCTTCGTCAGGCCGCCATCCATGGCGGTCGGCGGGAATTCGTTGGCTTTTGGTTCGGCGGCAGGTGCCGCTTCTGCGGGCCTCGGCGCAGGTTCCACTGCGGGAGCGACCGACGCCGGGACGACCGCGGACGGCCCCGGCGCCGGCTCCACTGCCGCAGGCGGTGAAGCCGCAGCAGCGGGAACGTTCCCTTGCACGGGAGCAGGACCGGCAGGCGCGGGCTCAGACGACACAGGTTGCGCTTGGGGGCTTGAGGCCGCTGGCGCGGCGCCTGCCGGATTGGGTTCGTTAGCCATTAAGCTTGCTCAACGGTTGATTGGGTCACGAGAGAGTGTTCGGGGGAGGATCGCCGGAGTCGGTCACCCGATCGCCCGTATTTCATGGCGAAGGATTTGCACCGGTTGGAAAGTCGTTTGGTCGATGAAGGTCAGGTCATCGAGGATTTCATTGGTTTGCGAAAGCATCTCGGCGATTTCACGGATGCGCTCGCTCGGCAGATGGCCCCAACCGACCAAGCTTTGCATCTTGGGCGTCGGCACGATGATCGCCCGCACCGGCATCAGCGATGCGGCACGCACTACAGCCGGCGCAGCCACAACCAGCGATGCAAGGCCAGCAATGAAACCGCGGCGGCTGGTGATTAACTGGCTCACTGATTGCTCCCATTATTCAACGAACTGACGGGCGCCTTATTCGCCGCCGCCCACTTGGCCTCGTCTGTCTCCCGCTGCGCATCCGCCATGCGTTCGATGTCGGTCACGCCCGTGAACGGCTTCGGCTCTGCCGCCTCGGCGTCCCGCTGCGCCTTGATGGCACGGCCAAGACGTGCGCGGCGTTCCCGGATCATCTTGAGCAGCAAATCCGGGCAGAACCGCTCCAGCTCGCCCTCGATGAAGTCGCCAATCGAGGCGCGGCCGTCGCGCCATGCGGCGCCGAGTGCGTCGCCGTCGTTGAGATAGCGCTGCTGCCGCGACCCGCAGCGGTCCAAGAGCCGCTCGATGGTGTAGCGGCTCTTCGAGTCCGCCATGATCGCCGACCAGACGGCGCGGTCCCAATCGTCGAGCTTCGTGGTCTCGGATTGGGTGTCGTCGTCAGCCACAGAAGTTAGACCACACGCTGTTCGTTGGCGCTTAAGCCGACGGCGCGGACAAAGACGCCTCGAAACCGGCACCAAGCTTCATCGTTATCGTTCAAGGTCGCCCTGATATGAGGCGTGACGTAAATCGTGAAACGACACTTGGTCAGGTCCCGATGCGGCTCACAAGGCAGCGAGACTAAGGCGCGCGCCAGCAGTGCAAGGAGATGATTCTTGGGCGCATGGGGTTCGACATTGGCGACACGGCAAATATACCGCCAGTCCGCAATGACGAGGCCGATTTCACCGAGCCCGCTTGCCAACGGAGGCTGGCCATCTGGCGTCACCAAGTAAGTTGCATGGCGGCCCCAGCCGATGATCCACATTGATGTGAGGGCGGACTGATCGCGGCCTTTGCCGTCAAACACATGGACTGCGTTCTGCGCCCGTGTCGGGTCCATTGTAGCGTAGCAGGGCGCAAAGCCTGTGATCTGGTCGGTTCTGCGGTAGGAGTCGCCATAAAAGAGTTGCTGGATCATGTCGCGGTGAGGCATGAGGCCGATTGCATAGGACATTTGGCGGATACCGCCTGTGGTGCGCACGGTTGAGACATGCCCGTGCCGCAGGTTGGCCTGCCGCCAGTACACGTCGCTTTCCCAGGACTCTCGCGCGGCATCTTCCGGTTCACAGATGAACCCGGCGTCCCGGACTTGCGGAACTGTATCAAGCATTCAACGCCCTCATTCTCCGCTTCACCTTCCGCCGCTGCGCTTCCTGATACCAGGCATCGAACAAGAGGATCAGCCGTTTGTCGTTGCCCCAGCCGGAGGCACCGAGCCATTTGATAAAGCCCAAGCCTGGCTGCTGTTCCGGGGCGGATCGGTCGAGCAGGCGGCGGATTTCGGCGACGACTTTGGTGGCGCGGCCGATGACTTGCGGCAGGTTAGGGATTTCGGCCTCGGCCTGAGCGGCGCCTTCGGGGTGCGCACCATCGGTTTCCAGGAGCTTCTCGAGGTCGGCGGTCAGCGTGCCGGGCAGCTCGGCGATGCGGGCGTATTCGACCACGATCCAGCGGAAGCGCTTGTCGAGGTCAACGGGGATGACGTGGGTGTGCGGCATCAGTCAGCCATGACGGTTGGGATTGTGTGCCAGCAGCCGATGCCGCCTACGCTATCGTGTGACCAATACTGCTGCAGGACTTTCTCGGTGTCGCCGGCGCGCGCGGGCCGATACCAGCGAAAGCAGATTCCAGGATGATAACCAGCCGCAACAAGGTCAAGGTCCGGCCTATCGTCGATCGGCTCAACGGTTGATTGGATCACGCGAGGGCCTTCGTGGGATGCGCGCCGGATTCGGTCACCATGGCGCCGGGATTCTAGTTCGGCCGCGGCACAAAACCAGCCGGCAAGATCACTGCGCTCTTGCTCTGCTTCACCCGGATCAGCCGGGAGCAATCGTCGCGCAGCGCGTCGAGTGTATTCGCCACCCGCGACCAGCGCAGATCGCCCCGATGGCAGGCCGCCACCTGCCGAGCACCTTTGGCCGCCATATCGAGACCACGATAAACCCGGTCATAGGCCGCGTGCACCCCCATGTGCGCCGCGTTGAACTTTTCCTGGGACGGCATCGCGTCAACGCCTTCGGTTCCCATGCCGCCGAGCTTCGCCAGCGCCTTGCGCACATTGTCGAACGATTGCGCGCGCCGAGCCCACCCGGTGTCCTGCCGCGATTGCGCGAGATGCTGCGCGCCGTCGGAGGCCATCTTCAAGCCTTCGATCACGCGCTCGTAGCTCTCACGCTCCATCATGAGCGTGCCGCGCTTATCGACGACGACGGCTTCCTGCGGTTCGCCGCCGATGTCGGCGGGATTGAAGTCATCCATCAATGCACCAGCACCGAGACGAAGAGGTAGGCGAAAGTGAAGCCGGAAAGCGCGAGCAGGGTTTTCATCGGGCCACTCGATTCAGATAAAACCTCGCAAAAGCCCCCCAATCCTGGAGCCAGCGAGTCTCTCCATCAAACCACACGCAAAAGTCGGCGCTGTGGGAAAGGGCGTCCGGCTCCATCAAGCTGATGGTAGCGTGCATAAGTTGCAATGTCAGAAGCGTAGGCTTCATCCCGGCACCCCGGCTCCCATGCCACTCGGTCCCCCGAGCATCAACTGCGCCGCATTGATCCCGCCGCCCACATCGGTCTCCGACAGGTTCTTCGCGGCCATGGCCAGTGCCGGCGTGATCGCCGTCGCCGCGTGCGACATCTGCGCGCCCTGCGCGGCCTGTGCCGCCGCCTGCTGCTTCTGCTTGCGGATGGCGAGAAGTTTTTCGGGCGGTACGAACACTTTTTGCGTCACTCCCAACTGATCGCCATATTCCCGCAGGATTTCGTCGTCGTCAAGCAGGTCGAGGACCGCCGGATTGGTCGCTGCCATCTTGCCCTGCACGGCCAGCAACCGCTCTATACCTGCCGTGGCTGTGGCCCGCTGCGCAAGGGCCAGCATCGAGATATACTCGATCTGCACCGGCACATTGCGGAGAGATTGTGGCAACGGTGGCACAAGCTGCCGCCGCTGCATGATCGCGAACACCCGCTTAATCGCTTTCGATGCCGCCTCATTGTTGAAGCGCTCGATCACCGGGCCAAGGACTTGCAGCTTTTCCTGCTGGCGCTGGGCCACCTCGTAGGCAGTCATATCCTTGGTCTGTTCCGCCAGCATCTGGAACAAGTCGTTGAAGAAGCCGACCTTGATCCGCTGCTGAATTAAGGCAATGTCGGCGGTGATGTATTGCAGCGCCACCGGGTTCACGTCGAACACCGACTTGATACCCTTGGACGTATCGGACGTGTAGTTCTGCTTGCCCGGCAGAATCGAGGATGGCTGGTTCTTGAGTTCCACCGGCACGTTCAGCGGCGGACGGACGTGCTTTTCGAGAAGTTCGGCCTTGCGCAGCGTTTCCTGCTGCAACTGCATGATGTCGGGCAGGCAATCCTTGCCGGGGCTGTCGCCATAGGCGGCCCCGGGCCTTAGCCACCATCGCGGCGCAATGAAAGGCTCGTCTTTGAAACCTCGAATAGAAAGCGGTTGCCATTCCGACGAGCCATAGACCCAGTACACCTCTCGATAAGCAAAATCCCCGGCGACTTTGCCGTAGGCTCTTGGATCACCCGGACGCTGAATCTCGAAGTTCGGTTCGATAGCGTGCGCAATGATGCGCTCTTGCTCAAGGCTGCCGCCTTTGTTTTGCCAAAGGGAACGAACGTCTTGAGGTGCAACGTCCAGTCCCCAAGCCTCGACAATCTGGCTGATGTTAAAAACGAATTGCCGGTAGAAGCTTTCGACACGATTGGACGCTCCCAAACTTAGATAATACTCGCCCGCGCACGGGTTGTAACAGCGGATGATGTCGTCGTCGTCCTCGTAGATCAGCATCGGGCCGGTGCCGTAGCTGATCAGGTCCTCCATCATCTGCGCGCCGCAATCGTAAAAGTTCGAATGCGACATGATCGCACTCATGCGCTCGGTGACTTCCTCGAACCACATGGTGGCAGCCCGATCCGGCGTGAAGTTCTTGGGACCTCCAAGTTTGAACCACGGCCGTGACGGGCTCATCAGCCCCTCGACCATGCCCGCCGCCGCAATCCGCATCGCCAAGGTGCCGGTCGGATCGAGGATCGACTGATTGATCGGCAGATTGCGGATCATCGAGTTCGGCACCGGCTGGTCGTAACCGCCTTGCGTCAGCCATTGGCTACGTCGAGGCAGTAGGTATTGCGCGACCAGCGCATCGTGCTCCAACTCCGACGTGCGCCAGCCGCGCAGCATCATCAACCGGCCTTCGAGGTGGCTTCTCAGGTCCACCCATTCGGCGAGCTTTTGCCGGCTGCCGCCGAACTTGGTCGTCGGCGCCATGGGCGCGGTATTGGCGAGCGTCGCCGCGGTGGCGTGCTCATAGCGCGTGGCGGCGCGTTCGGCGGCGGAAGCGGCCATCAGTGAGGGGCGTCGCCTTCGATCTCTATGGGAACGCCGTTGAAAGAGCGCACGGGATAGCCGTCGTGATCTTCATGGCAGGTTGACAGGATTTTCCCGTTGGAACGGATGGCCTCCAGGTCCATCTTTTGCGCCGTCGCTCGGTCGCAATGCCATCGGTGCGAAGCGATAAGGCTGTGGGTCGGATCATCGACAGGCAAATGGCAGAGTCGGTGAATGTCGCGCATGGCGGCAAAGTAGCCGCCCGCGGCCTCCACGATCTTCACAACCGGCTGTGCGCCGTCGGCACGTCGCAATTCAAGCATCACTGCCCCGTCAAGCTTTTCGCCGCCGACGGCGGCTTGCCCAGCACACCCTGCGGCCCGGTATCGAGCCGCGCCGGGATCGACGGCGGTGAGAACAGCGAGCCCATCACCAATGCCACAGTTTATGGTCGTGGACACCAAGGTCACGGTCGCAAATGTCGCACCAGCCGAACTTGCGGCTCGAAGTCGAGAGCAGGAACCAGCTTTGGCGATGAGCGATCATGCACCACGTTTTGCGCAAAAGAGCGACCAGTCCCATCACTGCCCCGTCAAGCTTTTCGCCGCCGTCGCCGGCTTGCCCAGCACACCCTGCGGCCCGGTATCGAGCGTCCCGCCGTAGCCCGCACCTGATGCTCGTGCCGCCGCCGCCCGTTGACTCGCAGCGGCTTGCGTCACCTGCGCATTCGCCATCGTCGCCGGCATCGCCGCGGGCGGCAACGGCGGCGGCGGTGGAGGTGCCGGGATCGACGGCGGTGACAACAGCGCGCCCATCAGGTCAACAGCTTAAAGCCAGGACCGCCGCCCGGCGGCTGGCCTTGTTGGGTTCCGGTGGTCGGAACGAGGCCGTAGCGCCCGGCCGGCGCCGCGGCGGCGCGGGTGGATTGGCCAGTGTTGGCACCAATGGCAGCTCCCAATTGTTTTGCACCATAGTCAGGCGGCGGCAGCGCCAGCGAGAGGCCGCCACCCAGCGGCACCGGCGGCGGGGTGGTGTTGAAGAAGTTGGTAAAAGCTGGCAGCGAGCCCATCAGTGCTTCGCAAACCCCAATGGGTCATAGGTCTCGGCGTTAGCATAGCCATCGGCCACGATCGCCGCCAGCTCCATGTCCAGCCGGAGATAAACAAGCTGCTGTGCGGTCATGTGCATCAATTCGTTGGTCAGCGCCTTGCGCTTCTCGCCGTAGTCCCAGCGCTCTTGTGGGGCGAGTAGGGGCTTTCCGTCGGCGTCATATTTAATGCCGTAGCGGTGGGCCATCACACGGTTGATGAATTCTTCGCGTTCGTCGGTCATCGCGGGGCGCTTCCTGCCGCACGCTCAAGCGCGTCAGCGATCCGCGCAACGTCAATGAGGAACCCTTCCAGTAAGCCGATCCCGATCGTCACCAGGGCAATTACCTTCGCCCGTTCGTCAGGCGGCAGCTCGGCGGCAGCAAGTTCACCTGCCATTTTGCGCAAGGTGTCACAACGGGTCTCGATTGTTCCAACCGTCATCTGCGCACCTTGAACATCTCGGCAAAAGGCGAATATTCGGGAGATTCGTCTTTGCGCTTTAGCCTCAGCTTGTCGCTATGATCGCTCTGCCCAATCGGATAGGCGAACGTTAACGCCAGCGCGTCGCCACAATCCGGGCTCGATAGTCCGCGCTTTTTCATGTCCTCTTTCTTTTCGAGGATGATGCACTCATTGCCGTGCAGCGCGACATAACCGTATTGCACCGCCGGAAGTTCGGCTTTGAGTTCCACGTCATCGGCGATCGCCCCATACGTCAGCCAATCCTTCATCGTCTGCCACATTTCCATGCGCTTGTTGCCATAGCGCACGGCGCCGGAACGATTGAGATTGAGCTTGTCCGGCGAGCCTGCGAACGAGACTGCGGTGACCGGCATGGCGCGTTGGCGGCAGATATCGACCACGCCTGCACCTATGCCGCCGTCGTCGATGAAGATTGCATCGGGGCGATGCACCTCGTTGACCTCGCCTAGCCGAGCGGCAACTTGCACATTGTCAAGGCCACGGAATTTCAACGGCGGGATCGAGCGGGCAT